GGGGACATTACGGACAATTTGGCCCGCTTCATGGATTGGATAGACGCCCTAGATATTGATCCATTGGATGGCAGGTGTAGTACAGAAACACAGCTGTTCGTTTATAGGTCATGGGTGATCATGGAGCGTCAAGCTCTGAGGGAGAAAAATAGAGACCCAGCTTTAATATCTGCTAAGACTTATACACCAGAATTTGCTACTCCCAGAGATTGGATTTTGCTCTATGTCGCTTATCAAAAGAAGCAGTCTTGCTCTGCTTCGGGTTTCATGAAGCAGTGTGCGGAAATAGTTAAAATGAGAATGGCATCTGTTTCTGTGCAGGTTAAAGAGGCCTTGACGGTGATCAAAAATATTTTTGACTCGATTATAGAAACCATTTGGACATTTGTAAAGGAACATCCGTTTTTGGCTACCACCATAACTGCAGTGTTAACAGCAACTATTTATAAGGTTACCAAATCATCCAAGAGAACTGATTTAACCTGCGATGAGGGCCCCACTGAGGTGGTAGTCCAACCCGAAGGTTATCCCCTTTCGACCCCTAAGACGTTGCCTCAGGCGAGAGCTGTTGTACTTAGCAAGCCCACGTATGAGGCACGCCCGGTGGCTGAAATGGGTATGGAACAGAGTTTAGTCGATACCACTTCAGTGGTGGCTAGACAGCAGTTCTACATGCAGATTATCAAAGATGGAGAAAGCACGAACATGGGCACTATAACCAATGTGTGTGGCAGAGTTTATATGATGCCATACCATTTCTATGTCGTGTTAACTCACATTGAGCCTGATGAAATAGTACTCACTCAAGTCATAAACAACAAAGTGGTTATACGCAAGCCTTACCAGGGTTTCATAGGTGGAACTGTTCATTATGCTGATGATGATACAGAACCCAAGGACTTGTGTTTTCTCGAACTTAACCACATGCCCCGAGGTAGAGATATAAGCAGACACTTTTGTACGATCCAGGACATGCCGAAGTTGTTCGAGCGTAAATTTTATGCTGGACTAGTCGGTGGTACTGTGGTTGGTAAAGATAAAGAATTTGTTATGCCGATATCTTGGGGTGGGACGTGTGAGCTACACACCAAACAGGAGGACTATAGTTTTGCGAGCACTGATGGATCCATTAAGATAGCTTCGGCCTCGTTAATATCATATGTCATACCTACAACATCTGGTGAGTGTGGTAGATTGCTCATTGCTAATTCTAGTGTGATTCGTGGTAAAGTTGTGGGGATGCATGTGTCAGGATGTGACAAGCAGAACTTTGCGCAGGCTGTGCCTAGAGAGCAAGTCTTGGAAGCCTTGGCAATGTTCCCTGCTTCTGCTCTGTGTAGTATGTCATTACCTAGCACAGACATGGATGCAGATGTACCACATATTCAATCTGGATTTATACATGTTGGTAAACTTAAAGAAAATATTCCCCAATCTTCTCGTACTACCCTGCGACCTTCTAAGTTGTATGGGAAGATAATTGACGCACAAACTCGACCGGCTCTACTGAGGCCCAAGGAGATCAATGGAGAACTCTGGGATCCCCTTGAGGAAGGCGCTAAGAAGGCAGGGAAAACGTGTGGCTACGTTGATCCTGTTTTGTTGGATGTGGCCACCAGAGATGTAATATTAAGGCTCCGGGAACGCCACGTTGAGGAGGCACCCGAAGTCAAGGTGTTAGATTATGAGACGGCGATCCGTGGAATACCTGGTTCGGACCTATTCCAGCCAATTAATAGGACTACTTCTCCCGGTTATCCCTACATTTTACATAAACCGGCTGTTGGGAAGGGTAAAACTCCATGGATGGGTCATGATGAATATGATTTCACGTCGGAAAGTGCTCTGGACCTGATGCATGGCGTGGATGACCTGATTGACGCGTGTGACAAGGAGGAATATCGCGAGGTTTATTGGATTGATACTCTTAAAGACGAACGCCTGGCTCATGCAAAGGTGGATATTGGCAAAACTAGAGTTATATCCAACGGACCTATGCATTATAATATAGCTTTTCGAAAATATTTTATGGGTGCTTTAGCTTACATTAGACATAATCGTATATATAATGGTATTGGTGTTGGGTTAAATGTTTGGAGTAGGGAATGGGATTTTCTAGCACAACATATGTTGGCCAATTCGCCCCATATGGTTGACGGAGATTTCGCAGGTTATGATGGTACTATTATCGACCAAGTCATGTGGTCCGTTCTGGATGTATTGGATTCATTATATCCAAAAAATGAACGAGATAGTAGGATTAGACGTAACCTCTGGTACTATGCGTGTTATGCTCTGCGTGTTAATCAAGGTAGAGTTTATCAGTGCACTCATAGTTTACCATCAGGCTTCCCGGCAACCGCTGAGGCGAATTCCATCTATGAATTATTAATATTTAGAGTAGCTTACCTTAGTCTTGCAGCTAAGCATAATCCCGCTGTAGCGGACATGAAATCATTTAATCAACATGTTCGCATGATTACTTATGGCGATGATAACCTTTTATCGATATCTCCACTCATTTTAGAATGGTATAATATGGAAACGTTAATTGAAGCTATGGCGGCTTTTGGCATGACATATACACCAGCTGATAAGACTGGAGAAATCTTTAAATATAAAAAGATAACAGAAGTGAGTTTTCTAAAGCGTGCTTTTAAAAGAGTCGACACTGTGGGTGGTAGAATTTTACCTATCTACACGTGTCCGGCGAATTTAGAGAGTCGTTTGGATATGCTTAATTGGACTAAAGCACGGAAAGGAGATTCTGGGCCTGAGGAAGCTGAATTAATAACTGATGTATTTCAAGAACTAGCCATGCATGGTGCGGAAACGTACAATACTTGGACTGACTTGATTGCTCGAACAGCTGCTGATCAAGGCATCAGAGGATTCACAGATTATGGATTTTATTACCACCACCACAAAATGTTAACAGGATATAAGCTTCTATGTGATCTTGCAGGACCCCGGCAAAAATGTGACGTAAATAAGGGGACCAGTAATGCTATAGGAGTAATAGGTGGGGCTATTCAGCCTTATACCCTAGGTTCACCTGGAGCAGCCCTCCATCAACCAAGGGAGCGTCATGCCTCTGATTAGGTTAAGCGGCCGATCAGAGAAAGAAAATCGCTTGCTGAAACAACAACAAATTTTAATGCGAGTCCCGATGTTTTAGATACGACTATAGCAACCGTCCACGATACGATTGAATTTAGACCAGCAGGAGACGTTGTCACTGACGTTTTCGCCCCTAAGGAAGGCGATTTACCTCGCGCCCTGTATGAGGATGTTATATCAGATACTACAGTGCGCGATATAAAGGATTTCCTTGGTAGGGATGTCATTTTAGCACAAGGCAATTGGCAATCCAGTGATCAGAGAGGTAAGGTCTTACAATCCTTTACCTTTCCAAAGGACTTAATGTATTTTCAGTCCGATAATTCCCCGATAACACAAATTACTGAAAAGTTAAGGGGTTTTGTAGGTTTTAAGGCCAGAGTTACGGTTAGAGTGGAAATAACAAGTCAGCCATTCCAGGCTGGAGGGTTACTTATGCACTATATACCCTATTCTGAGTATATGGCCTCTCATGCAGCATGGTATGCTGCCGGTAATGTCACTAACTTGGTGGCTGCTACCGGGTGTCCGCATGTTATGTGTAATATTGCGGATGCGGCAGCTATGGTGTTTGAGACTCCATATGTGGCGCCTTATCTATATTTTAATTTGGCAACAGGCCAGGGTAGCTTTGGTACTGTATACCTATCAGTATTATCCCAATTGGCTTCCCAGACTTCTAGTACGGCAACATATTCTGTGTTTGCCCGGTTTACAGATGTGGAACTAGTTTTCCCCACTGATGCACCACTTACAACAGTGTTTGCGCAGTCGGGAGAAATAGCCATGATGAAGAAAACCGGTCAGATATCAGGAGCAGTTGCCAAAGTAGGAGCTGCAGCTGGAGCTATTTTACCATTTGTTGGACTATCAGAGCTGCAAAAACCAGTGGGCATGCTAACAGCTACAGCAACTAACGTTCTTAAAATGTTTGGTCTGTCGAAGCCCACTGTTGAAGGTATGAATATGAGAGTCAAACAAGCCCCAGCCCAATACATGACAAATAGTGACGGATCGGACACTTCACATAAGCTAAGCCTATCTGCTGCTAATGAAAGACCGATGTTACCCTATTTTGCAGGCACGAATGTTGATGAAATGCAGCTTGCTTATAGGGCTTCACAAATGTGTTATGTGTTTAACACCGCTTGGGGCACTAATGATGTTGCGGATACGGTTATTACATACCAAGCTACTGGACCTACCGCTCTCACTGTTTGGAATACCCGAGTCACTAATTCACATGCTACACAAATTTCTATGCCTATGTGTGCTAGAGTGGCTACTGATTTTGCTTACTGGCGTGGAGATTTAGTCTTTAAGTTTATTTTCTTTAAGACTCCTTTCCACGCTGGTAAAGTTAGGTTGACTTTTAGGCCTTATGCCTGGGCAGACACTTCTACAGTGCAAAACATGCCTGGATATGACGTCACTAAAATTATTGACTTGGCTAATAGTTCTATGGTTACTATGCGCATACCATATGTCTCCACTCGCGAGTGGTTGTCTACTCAGTATGACCCCACCGTGAGTGTATTCAATAATGATGTGCGTAATTTCACTACTGGTACTATTCAGTTGACTGTTGTGAACCCTTTGGTAGCGAGCAGTACTGTGTCCTCAATTGTGGATATAGCAGTGTTCGCTTCTATGGAGAACGCACAGTTTGCTGGCCCTCTTAAATCAGCATATACACCGTATAATATACCTAATGTGGCAAATTATAGTGAGGCCCATCCAAGGACTACCCCACATAGAGTGCCACGTTCGGTGTACACTTCAGATTGGCATGAAGACTTTGTTAATATGCACGTACCTAACACCAGGTATGCTCGTGTGATCAAGGAAAAAGAAAAGGACGAGAAAAATAAGGCTAATCAACCACCAGCTGAAGCAAAACCCAAGGATACAGCCATTTATGCTCAATCCGGGGGTATGCCTACAATTATTCCATCTAAAGAGTTTACTCAAGAGGCTGCGAAGCCCCCACATCTACCTATTTCGCCATATGCGAATTCGGTGGGTGAGGTGGTTACATCGTATAAACAACTCCTCATGAGAGCAGACTTAGCAGCCGTAGTCACTATGAATGCTGTTCCAGCTGATACAGTAAATGCTGGTACGACTGGCAATTCTTTAGTTCTTTTCCCTTGGGCACCAAACCCTCCCCCTGCCGGCCAGATTACGGTTAACGTTACTGGAAGGCAAACACCAGGCTATCAAAATGTAAACACATTGGGTAATGCGATCATTGCAACCCAAATTGATATGTATTCTAAAATTTATCCTCTTTATGGTTTCTTCTATGGATCCATGAGAATTAAAATTTTTGTTTCCAAGCCTGGCACCGCTTATGATCGCACTCTACCGTGGACTCTGTATTTCAATACAATGAATATGCCTCAGGCTGGGTGTTGGCAACCGACTATGACTTCTAATAGTGCATCGTCGCTCACCAACATCACATCTGGCATCGCATCTTTTTGTATGGATGTACCTGCTTCCACGGCCACAACACCCAAAACTGGATATACTTTCCAGCCAGCTATGAATTCTACCCCAACCAAGGTCTTCCCTGATCTAGAAGGGGCTATAGAATTTGAAGTTCCCTATTATGCTACAACGCACATGGTACCAACAACATACGGATACTATGAACCCATGAAGATGCGTTCTGCATATTACCCAACCCCGAAGGTTACCATCGTCGGACCTCAGACCACAGCCGGTACTGCTGCTTTAGCAGGATCAGTTCTTGAAATCTATAGGTCCGTCGGTGATGACTTCCGTCTTGGAGCAAGCTTGGGATCCCCGGACAATTTGTTCTGGTATTCCATGTTTGATCCTCAGTGAACTCTGTGCTTTCCGTCACAGACCGCACTTTAAAATACTGCTGTATGTGTCGGAAACTCAATTCACATACTCAAATAAAAATAAACCCACGCGCAGAAATTAGACTGCTTAGTCTGTCCATCCTAGTGAGGGGGGCTATGGTCAAGGTTTTTATTTGTTTT